CGCCGTTGAGGATTCACGGTGTCTGACGACCTCCCGCGCGTCATCAGTAGCGCCGAGTTCACGATCTTGGGCGTCGTGCTGCATTGTCACGTGCTGTCGGACGGGCAGCGGATCATTGACGCCGACGACGTGGATAAATTGTTTTCGGCTGGCGCTGGACGGCCGCCGAGCTTGTCTATGGATGATGAGCAAGCGCGGAAGTTTGCCGAATGGCGCCGTGGTTGATTTTCGGAAAGCCTTAGAACGCACTCGCAAAGGAGAGACGGTCATGGGAACACCAATGGGCGGCGACGGTTCGACACGGCGGCAGGGCGACTTTGAACTGTGCCCGCCGGGCCCGCAACGCTTGGTCTGCGTCGACGTGATCAAGAACGGCTGGCACAAGTCCAGTTTCAGCGGCGAAGATCCGAAGTGGCAGATGAAGATCACGGTGGTTTGGCATTCCGAGAAGAAGATGCCCGACGGCCGCCCGTTTCACGTGCAGAAGCGGTACACGCAGAGCGCGCACAAGAAGGCCACGCTCCGCAAGGACATGGAAGCCTGGCGCGGGAAGTCGTGGACTGACGAGGAAGCCGCGGCGTTCGACCTGGACCGGCTGATCGGCATCTGCGCGTTCGCCAACATCACGCACGAGGAAAAGTCCTCCGGCATCTGGGCGGAAGTGCAATCGATCATGCCGATTCCGCCGGGCATGGCGAAGATCCCGATGACGGCCGATTACAAGCGCAAGACGGATCCGAAAGCGATCTTCGAGATTCCCGGCGAGAAGAAGCCGCCGAGTCACGACGCCGACGCGGCCGCGGCGAACCGTGGAGAGGCGCACGAGCCCGACCCGTGGGAAGGCGGCGACAGCGGCGCGGCGCCACCGGCGGCACCGGCGCCCGCGGCCGTCGCCCCGCCTGACGAGAACGACATTCCATTCTGACGGCCATGCAGGATAGCCGTCGTCGGTTGACAGACACAGAGGTTGCTCATTTCGCTGCACGCACGCGACCCATGCAGTACTTCGTGTCGACGCCGATGACGCATTGTCGAACGGAACTGGCGGCCGCGTACTTGTCGCTTCTGATGGGCCAAGATGACCGGCCGTTCACGCCTGAAGATACCGAGCGTATTTTCACGAAGTACATCGAGAAGCGCACGAAACCGGCCGGAGCGTCTGACCGTGGGTAACAAGAAACTGCCGTGTATCCGCTGTGGCATCCGCTGGAAGAACGACGGCGCGTTCTGTCGACGGTGTTTCCGCGAAGTCGCCGCGGGCGAAGGCGTCACGTTGACGCAGCAGGAAATCGACCGGATGGCCGTGGAGCGCGCCGCGGCGAAGATCCAGAAGCTCGAGCGGCGTGTGCCGAAGCCGCCGATGTGGCGCGAACTCGTCGTACGCGGCCGACAGTACTGGGTGGTTTGGGATGGCACATGAGGACTTTGAATTGACCGAGCCGACCGAGCCCGAGACGCCGGAACCCGAGACGCGCAGCCGCCGGTTGTATCGGCTGTGGATGCGGCGGTTCTCGAAGATGCAGCAGACGTACGGCGCGGGCCCGGCGGGTAAGACGTGTAAGGATTGCGTGTTTCTGAAGCGGGTTCGGCCTGGCGTGAAGTCGTTTCTGAAGTGCGCGGTGTACGGCATCAGCAAGTCGGACGCGTCGGACTGGCGCGCGGGCGCCGCGGCGTGCGGGAAGTTCACCGAAAGGGAGCAGTGAATGGCAGAGGAGTTTTCGATTCAGTGGTGGCCGTCGACGGGCGCGAAGCTCACGGGCAAGCGGAAAGCCTTGACGGCGGTGTTCGAGGGGCTGAAGCGGACGTTTGGATCGGCGCGGTCGTGGAACCTCACGGCGGCGCAGGTCGAGCCGATCGAGGAGTTGATCGCGGGCACGTCCGACAGTCAGGAACAGGGCTGCTACCGCGACTTGATCAAGGCGATCAAGAAGCATCACGGCATCCGCGTCGGCGTGGAGTACTGAGCCGTGCCGCTCATGGACGAACCGACCGGCGAAGCGATTACGTTCTATATTGCCCGTGAACACAACGGGCGGTACGGGTTCACGGCGTCGATCGCGGACGACATTCTGCATAACCGATTCGGCCCGGCGATTCTCGAACAGTTCGCGTCGATGGTACTGAAAGAGGCCGTCCGGGTGTACATGGAGACGCACGGCGCGGCGCTACTCGAAAGCCTAGCGCCTGGCGTCGTGGCCGACGAAATCAAGAAGGCGCTGGCGGCCAAAGTCCTTGACATTCTGAAGTCCGACCGGGACACCACGCGGTCCCGAACCGTATGACGCCGAAACCGCCGACGAAAGCGCAGATCGCGTTCACGATGCTGCGGGAACAGTGCCGCCTGATCGGACTGCCCGAGCCGGAGCCGGAAGTGCAGTTCGCCAAAGCGACCGGCCGGAAGTGGCGATTCGATGCGGCGTGGACTGGCAATATCGAAATGCCTGACACTCCAACGCAGTTATATCGACACCCCGAGCCGTTCTTACTCGCAGTCGAAATCGACGGCGGCGTGTTCAGCGCGGGCGGCGGCCGCCACAACCGCGGCGCCGGGTACCGCGCCGACTGCGAGAAATTCGCTCAGGCCGCGATCGACGGATGGCACGTCATCCGCGTGTTGCCCGACCACGTGAAGAACGGACAAGCCCTGACCTGGATTCAAGCGTACTTCGCCGCGCGCGGCATTCAGGCGACCAACCGACGGGGAGCCTGATGTTCACGAAACTCTTTGCCAGCATCGTCACGTCGACCATCTGGGGACAGCCGGATCACGTCCGCTTGGTCTGGGTGACGATGTTGGCAATGGCGAACCGAGACGGCATCGTGGAAGGCTCCGTACCGGGCCTGGCCCATCAGGCTCGAGTCCCTGTCGACAAGTGCAGGGACGCCCTGTTAGTTCTGTCAGGGCCGGATCCTGACAGCCGGACGCCTGACCACGAAGGCCGCCGCATCCGCGCCGTCGACGGCGGATGGCTGCTCCTGACCTACCAGAAGCACCGGGAACGCATGACCATCGACGAGCGCCGGACTTACAAAGCTGTCAAGCAGCAGGAATACCGGGAACGGAACAAGCGTAATCGTGGACAAAACAGTAGACAAAGTGGACAGGCGTTGCCTGATGTTGAACCGCGTGCCGGAAGTGGACATAAAGCAGAAGCAGAAGCAGAAGAAGATCAAGAACTAAGATCACCGGCTGTCGCCGGTCCTGACGTTCACGAAGTTCCCCAAAAGCCGGAGCCCACGTCGCCACCCATCGACGGCGCGATCTTCGTGTTGTGGGATATTCTCAGCCGCGCCGATGGTGCCGTGCTGTTGACGACCCTCCGGACCCTCGTGGTGGAGCGTTCGAAGGAACTCTGGCCCGACCATGAGGACTATCGCAATCGCGTCGTGTACCTCGCCTGGGAGCCGGGTACACCCCTCACACGACTTGACCTGTTTGCCGTGACGCCGACGTGGTTGTCACGCGCCACCCCGAAGGAGTAACCGCCATGCTGCCCGACGAGACGCCGACCCCGCCGCCGACCGAGCCCACGCCGCCCGCTGTGACCTCGCCTGTCACACGTGGCGCCGACGATGGACACTTGACCGACCAGCAGAGCCACGACATCGCCCGCGCGCTCTACCTGCCGACGCTCCGGCGGATCGCGCTGTTGATTCACACGTTGGTCGAAAAGACCGAAAACGGCGACTTCGCCATCTGGATCGGTATCGCGGCCTTCAACGAAGGGCTCCGGAACCTGCCCTGGCAACAGGCCGAAACCGCCATGCCGGGCACCCGGAAGCGCACGCTGCAACTGGCCGAATGCGTACTGCGGCGGTACGCCGACATGCTGCACACGCACGCCGAGCTTGATCCCGTCGCGTCGAGCCCGGCCGAGTGGGACACGCAGATCGTCATCGGCCAGCACTTCATCGAGTCGATCGGCGCCGAAATGGAAAGCCTCATGGCCGCCGCGCGACCCCCGGCGCCGCCCGCGGCCGCGGACCCGATGCCGCCCGACCTGACCGACACAGAAGCCGCACGATTCCAGGCCGCCACCGACGCGCCGCCGAAGCGTCCGACGTTCTCGGACGAACAGCCCGCCGCCACACCCGACGACCTTGAAGGAGACGCACATGGCGAATGACGACGTGCGCGACGACGCGGCCGAAGCGCAACTCGAGAAAATCGGCCGACTCGTGGAAGCGACCCAAGCCGTCTGCATGACGATCTGCACCGTGTCCGGCGTCGGCGTGCCGGACGTGCCGCGCGTCTTGTCAATGGCGGCCGCGCAAGGCTTTTTCCGTCTGCACGAGAGCTACATCCGTCGGATGGAAACCGTACAGGTCACACCGGACGGCCAGCGGCAGATGATCCAAGCCGTGAAGGCGTGCGCGGCCGACGTGTGCCGCGCGCTCGACGAAACCCGGAAAGCGGTCCTCGAAGAAGTGGCCGCGCTGGACAATCCGCCCACGCCGACGCTACAGTAGGCCGCCCATGATGACCAAGAACACGCTCCTCATTCTCGGCCTGATTGCCTGTGTTCTGACCGCCCTCGGCGCAGCCGCGAAGATGCTGCCCGTCGACTGGAACGCGCCCATGACTGTCCTCGGCATCGTCGGCACGGCCGTCACGGGATTCCTCGCGCAGCGGCCGCGGCATGCCCGCATTGTGCAAGACCACGACGACGCGATCCATACACACTTGAACGACTGACACTCACTTTCGACCCGGCGCCGCCGATGTTCGGCGGGCCTGACTCCGTGGAGAAGATTCCAAATGAAATACCTTGTCGTCGACGTCGCCACCGCCCCTGTCACCAACGTCACGGACTACGTGTCCCGCGACCAGTTCGACGCGCCCTCGAACTACGTGGATCCCGTCAAGATCGAACGGGCCATCAACGACGCGTACGCCAAAGGAATTGAAATGGCGGGCGTCGACGTCGACCTGGCCCAGATCAGCGGCATCGGTTTCCAGTGGTCCGACGAGTACCATTCGGCGCCGATGGTCTTGACCGCCCGTCCCGTCGACGGAGCCGAAACCCCAGAAATGCGCGAGACGTGGATGATCGCGGCCCTGGCCGACGCCATGCGGCGCCTTCCTGACTACTTCCTCTGCACGTTCAATGGCCTCGCCTTCGACCTGCCGTTGCTCGAGCGCCGCGCGCTGTATCTCGGCGTGCCGTTTCCCCGCCTGAACCTCGACCGCTACCGCACGCCGCACAAGGACATGCTCGAAGAACTCACCTACCGCGGGCGCCTGAAGTCCCGCAGCCTAGCGTGGTACGCGAAGCGCCACGGCTGGACCGACATTGCCAAGCCGCTCACCGGCGAACAGGAAAGCAAAGTGTTCGAGACGGGCCAGTGGGACGAGCTTGTGCAGTCGATCACCCACGACGTCACGGCCACGTTGCGCCTGGCGAAATGGTGGGGCATCGGTGTCTCGCGCTAGGGCGCTGCCGCGCTTCCGCCAACTCTGCGTCATCGTCCGCGAACAGCAGCACCCGGAACCGAGCGAGTGGGCGGCACGCACGATCGCGCGCTTGATCCAACTGGGATTCGGGTACGAGAAAGAGCAGATCAATCGCGCGATGCGCGCCGTGGCGTTCCGTATCTCGCAGGAAAAAGCGGGGGAGGTCACGGCATGACCGTTGGCTCACTCTTTTCCGGTATTGGCGGCTTCGACCTTGGGTTTGAAGCTGCGGGATTCAGGACGGTGTGGTTCTGTGAACAAAACCCTTTCTGTCAAAACGTCCTCCGTAAACACTGGCCCGGTGTCCCGATCTATGACGACGTGCGAACGCTCCGAATGGCCGACGCCGCAGTCCAGCCTGATGGAGCAGAGCGACCAGATGTCCTCTGTGGCGGATTCCCCTGCCAGGATGTCTCCCTCGCAGGCGCACAAGCCGGTCTGGACGGGAATCGATCCGGCCTCTGGTTTGAGTTCCTCCGATGTATTGGCGAGTTTCGACCCCGCGTCGTATGCGTGGAAAACGTCGCAGGGCTCTTTGTTCATGGATTCGCCACTGTCATCGGGGGACTGGCCGCGCTCGGGTATGACGCGGAATGGACGACTCTACGCGCATCGGATGTTGGCGCACCGCACCGCCGGGAGCGGGTGTTTATCATCGCCTATCGTGTGGCCGACCGCGAGTGCTCACAAGACCACGCGCTCAGGGGAGATTGTGACTGCGGATGGTCAGCCGTGGGAAGGGGTCGGCAAGCCGCACAGCGCGACGACGGGCAAGCAGATACAAACAGCCCTTTCGGATGCCGTCCAGAACTGGCCGACGCGGAAGGACTGGCCGACCGCGACGAGCGGGGACGCGCAGTCATCGGGCAATCGGAACCTACCTGGCAGCAAAGCGCACCAAGGGACGAGTCTGACGGACGCGGCGCGACTGTGGCCCACGGCACGCGCGGAGGACAGCGAATCGAGCGGACGGAGGCACGGGCGCGAGACGAGCGACACGTTGACGGCGGCGACACGGGACTGGCTGACACCGGCTACGTCGGACAACAACGGCGTGAGGGAACTGGACGGGAAGCGGTCGGGCGGCCTGAATACGCAAGTGGACGAAGCAGCGAACTGGTTGACACCGCAGACCCGCGATCACAAGGGTGTGAGTCAGAAACTGGCGAAGGGCGAATATACGGGCGGCTTGCCGGATCAACTCGCTGGCCTAGCCGACCAGGCGAACCCCAACACGACTGGGAACCCTCCCGTACCATCGCCTCGGCCCGTACTCAATCCGCGGTGGGTGCTGTGTCTGATGGGCTACCCGTCGAACTACCTCGATGGCGTCGAAGCGCCCTCGAAGCGATCGGCAACGCGATCGTGCCGCAATGTGCCGAAGTCGTCGCGTGGCGCGTGCGGGAATTGTTAGAGGTCACGGCATGACCCCACCAGGAGGCGAGACGATGGACCTGAGTGATGCGGCGCTGGCGCGGGAGATTGAACATCTTGAACGCTGCGACGGTGAGTTCTTTGAGGTCACGCCTGTTTACCTCACGGATGCTATCGACCTCTTGCGCCAAGCCGTGTCTGACCGGGCGGAACTCGTGGCCCTCCGCGCCACGGTCGCGGGATTAGAAGCTGCACGCAAACTGAATGACGCCCTGCGGTGTTCGACGTGTGGCACGGCGGCGTATCAGCCGAACGAACGGTGCGCGGACCACTTGTCATGGGCCGATCGGCTGGCGACGGCTCGGACCATGCAAGACGCGTGGACAAAACGCGCCTATCAAGCCGAACGTGAAACTGCTGCGTTGGAGGCCGCACGAGACAAGGCGCTGGAGTTCTGCGATGCCGGAATCAGCAGCGAGGAGCCTGAGTGGGCGTGCTTCCATATACTCGCCATCTTAGAAGGCAGAGACGTTGAGGCAACATCTGAGCGGCACACGATCCCTGACGCCATCGGCTTTCTCTCACGGCCGGATCGTGAGCATGTGCTTCGTAATCTTGGGTGGAGCGACGAAGCGATAGCCAAATCAGAAGCGCCGCTTCTCCGGCCTGTCGCGCCGGACGTGGTGCCGCCAGCGGACGTGGTAGAATAAGCGGAGCCGCATGATGTTGAACGCATCATTCGGCCCCTTGCCACGAACCGAACGCGGAGGCGTTCAGGCCATGACCGAGAGCCAGTCTACCAAACCCCGTGGAAGATCTGTAAGTCAGAGCGTGCCGCTGCGATTTTGGCAGCATGTGAGTAAGACCGAATCGTGTTGGATGTGGACTGGATTTCGCGATCCGTTTGGTTACGGAAGAATCCATATCAACTGCCGCAAATATGCTGCTCACCGGCTTAGTTGGGAACTGCACAATGGTCCCATTCCTACGGGAATGCTTGTCTGTCACCACTGCGACGTTACGTCTTGTGTGAACCCGTCGCATCTGTTCCTTGGCACGGACGCCGATAACAGCCGCGACAAGATGGAAAAGGGACGCTCCACGAAGGGCATGAAGCATGAACGTGCTGTGAAGGGTATGAAGCATGGCCGCGCCGTACTGAATGATGACCTCGTGCGCCAACTCAGAGCATCCCACGAACAAGGTGTGACCATTTCAGAACTAGCTAAACAGGTCGGTATGTCGCCGTCAGGCGTCGGCCATGTGATTCGTCGATACCGATGGCGTCATATTTAGAACAAGGAGCGGACATGAGCGAACACACAACAGCAGGTTGGCGTTGCGACATCTGCGGCCAGTATTGGACGGGCCAGTTGCATCAATGCGCCGGTTCGGTTCCGTTGAGCAATCTGCCGCCTACCGATCCAGCGGTGATTGACTACGTGCGGCTATCGCAGCGCATCGCGGACCTCGAAGCCGAACTAAACGGCATGGAGCAGCAGCGGGACGATCTGCGCGTGGCAAAGCACATGCTCGAAGCCGAACTCGCCCGGTTGCGTGCCGCCCCAGAGGTCACGGTGAATCCGCTGAAGTTGGCGCGGTGGATTCTGAATCGCGGTAACAACTGGCCTGACCATGCGTGCCGCCAGTGTTTCCCAGACTATCCAGTTGAGGCTGGTAGTTGTCTTGAACGCGGCATCGCTGAAAAATTCGTGTGCGCGTTCCATCTATCCGAAGCCCTTGTCGCCGGGCTGCGGCACGCGGAGAAGCCATGACAGCCATTGAACGGGTGCGATGGGAGGGGTTTAAGGGCGGGATACTTCACGCCTTGATAATTCTCCATGCCGCTGACTCGGAAACGCTGTGGCGCGAAACGGTAGAGGCGGTCGGCTGGCGTGTCATGCGGTCGTTTGCGAAGGCGGATGGTTCACTGGGACTCGCTGGTTTTCTGCATTACCGACGAGAAGGGACAAGATGACCCCACAGCAGTTGCGCGCCAAGGCCGATGCCTTGGACGCCCTCAGACCGGGATTCGATGGTTGGGCTGATGGTTGGGACACGTGGGACGAGAATGGCGTAAAGGTCTGCTCACAGTGCCGCGTTCGCAAGATTGCCGACACGCAGCATCGCCACGGTTGCCGCAACGTCGCCCTCTCCGCCTCCCTCCATGACGGCGCACAAGCCCTCAGACGGGAAGCGGCGCTCATCGAGTGGCTTGGTGACAATGAAACCTGTGGCGACCATTTGCTGCTGAATACACGCGGCGTTGTGCTCTCGAAACTCTCCGCGTTGCACGCGGACCCCGCAGGACAGGAGCGATAGATGCCCGACATTAACGAGCTACAACAGGTCATCGCGGAACTCGGCTGCGTGTTCAAGACCGCCGCCACGAAGGTCAAGCAGGTGCAGTATCCCTCAGTCGCCTCAGTGGATGATCCGCCAGAAATCGCGGCGACGAAGGCGCTGCCGGGCACGGAGCCAACTAAGTCCGGCGAGTTCTGGAACATCAGCGAACGCCCCTACGATGACAGCGGCCCGTGGGTGCCCGTGTCGAATCAGGGCTGCAACATCCTCGCGGGAGGCGGCGAGACCTGGCTGGCGACGCACGGCACGCTGACCTTCTGGAACGATGGCCGGAAGGTGGAAGGCGACCCGCAGCCGGGGTGTGTCGCCGGAGACTACGCCAGCGGTCGCGGCTCATATGCCCCGGACGGCACGAAGGGCTACGTGCTCGACCAGCAGAACTCCAAAGGACTCCGGCTGTATGCGCCGGACCACTCCATCACCGCCGAGTATCCCGACGCCATGCCCCGCGGTAATTCCGTCTGCGTCGTCAACGCGACTCAAGCCCTGTTTGTCATCTGGAACACGGGCCAGATCGCGACCGTGGGCGGCTTGCCGGTCCCGCAGGTCTATCCGGGTCCGGTCGGCTGGCCGAATGCCGTATTCGCCGCGGGACGGTGGTGGATCGCCTACCAAGCCACGCCCAACTTCATCACCATCCTGCATCCCTTCGATGACCTGACCGTGGGCTGGAAGATTCCGAATACCCCGCCCGCGTTCTACCTCAAGGCTCGAGCGTTTGGCGACAGCATCGTGGTCGTGATTGCCAAGACGCAAGGCGACACTCCCGCCGAGACGTTCACGTTCGACGCGGCACACCCGCCGAAGCTCGAACTGGCACCGCCGACGCCGGTTGATCCGCCGAACCCGGGCGCGCCGCCGTCCAAGCCGATCGTGACCGGCGCGACGATTCCAACCGTCGTGGCACCAGGCCGCAAGATCATCCGCGTGCTGTTCAAGGGCCACAATCTCCGCACGGGCGACTTCAACCCGTGTCCTGGCGATTGGGAAGTCATCGACGACGGCACGAACGCCTCAGACGCGATTGTGTGGCCGCCCACGGACCCGCCGACCTACAAGCCCGTGCTGGTGACGTTCAACTCGACGCAGGGTGACAGCCTGAAAACGCACATGCAGGGCATGTTCGGCGGCGGGAACAACCCGCATGACAGCCTCCCGTCCGCGATCGAGAACTGCGCGATCCAGTGGCAGAAGGATCATGCCCTCCCGGCCGTGATGGTGCGCTACTGCGACGGCGCGTTCCCACCGGGATTCTTCGCCACGTTCAACAAGGGCGACGTGGTGGGCATCCAAGCCTATTGCGACCCCGCCGTGGACGACAACGCCGCGGCGCTCGTCCGGATCGAATCGTGGATTCAGCAGGTGCCGAACGGCGTGGACGTGATGTTAGTACGGGGCTTCGACGTGAAGTACTGGCCGCAATCACTCCCGATCAAAGATCGCGTCCAACGGATGCTCGACTTTCAGGTGGGGCTCTCTGAACTCGAGCGCAAGTACACGCAGATCACGTATTCCGCGCTGTTCTGTTGGGGCCGGTGGGCCGTCCACCCGGTCAACACGTCGATCATCATCGACGGCGGCGGGTACTACTTTCAAGAGTCCAATGACTTTGCTTGGAACCAGTGGGCCAACCTATGAGCATCGCCTGGCATGACGAGGTACCAGTGACACACGCAAATACCCGCAGGGTGAAATTGGTGGTGGCCGTGTCGCCAGACGAAATTGACTGGCTGAAACACGCAGCCAAACTCAGCCACGAATCGGTTGCGGAGTACACGCGTAAAGCGATCAACGCCAGACTCGTGAAACAAGGTGTGGACGCCGTGTTGTTGAGAGAGCAGTCGTGAATGCCCAGGCTCCGCGGACTCACCGTCTCAGCCGTTGAACGCGCGGCCGTCGACACGACAAAGGCCGCCGTCGGCATCGTCGACGACGACGACCTGTTGCGCCTGGCGCTCTATCGCTTCTGCGATCACGTGCTTGGAGACGGGCTCCCGCTGCACGCGTTCGACCTACCGCTAAAAAAAGTTCCGGGCTGGCGCAAGATCGGGCGCTAACGGATCCGGGGAATCTGCGGGTCCATCCCGATAATTCCCGTGGCCCGGAGCAACGTGACGACAATGATCACGATCGCCACACCCCAGACAATGTTCGTCACGAGGGCGGGCGTGCCCGGCGCGAACTTGCCGATCGCCCAGACCGTGAGCGCGGCGAAGATGACCACGACCAACAGCAACACGAAGAATTCTACGATGCCCATTGTGAACTCCCTCACTTTTTCAGTGACATTAGCCAATAGAGCGTCCGAATAAATCCCGCGGCCCCGCCGACGAGCGCCGCGCCGACGATCCACGTCCGCTTGACCGTGCCGAACGTCACGGGCTGATCGTCAAAAGGGCTTGGACGGCCCCTCCCGACCGGGATCCGCACGCTACCGTCGCCCTCGTTGCCGCCGTCGCCACCGTCACGGACGGAGTAGACGCGCTTTTGGAGCCCGCGGATCTGTTCGCCCTGGACCGACTGTTCAATCTGGACGAGCCGCACACGATCATCGATCTGGCGTTGGCCCGCCTCTAGGCGATTGGCCTCATCTGTAATACGGTCTGAAAGGAAGTCTCTCAGGCTGTCAAGATCCGTTGAAGAAATGGGCATCAGTTCCATTCAGCCTTCATCGACGCGGCAGCGCCCATTCGTTGCCGAACGGTATCGACGCCGCCGTGGGCCCGAACATCAGGCCGCGCGTATCAAACTCCGACGGCGCCACCGGATACAACTTCTTCGTCGCCTGACCGTATGGAATAAACTGCGAAATCCACCGCGCCACCGACGCCTTCGGAGACTTCCGCAGGTCGATGTTCTCGAGCCCCGTAGGCAATGGCAGCGCGTGTTCATACCCGGCCAGGAGCGCCATGAAGGCGTCCGTCGCATCCTTCGCGGGCGTCGACAACATCCGGCCCGCGCGGAATGCCGCCTCGGCGGGAATGGTCAACCCGCCCGTCATCAGCGGCGCCCATTCCGCGGCGTTGGCGTAGTCCGCGCCCGGCCCGTTCGGGCCCGTCATGGCGCCGAGCGCGCCCGCGCCGACAATCCCCGCGCCGCCGATGATCTGGCGCGCCCGCGCGACTTCTGGACTCGCGCCTGACCAGCCGCGGACGGACTTCAGCCCGCCGACGCCGGGCGTGTACTCGAGTGCGCGTTCCATGAGGTTGATCGGAATCTTCGCCACCGGCATCAGCCAGTTCCCCACGGGCGACCGCGCAAACGCCAAGAGCTTCTGCAACGATTGGTCGTTCGGCTCATTGGTGAACGTGTTGCGATCGGCCTCGAGCGGCGAGAAGCCCGCGCGTTTGTACACGCCTTTGGCGCCTTCCGTGATCGCGCCGAGCGCGCGCGACGGCAGCGCCAACGCGTTCGCCACCGGCCCGGTAAACGCCGTGCCGCGCGTCACGTTGCCGCGCTCGATGTGGGCGATGTTCGGATTGCGCCACGCCGACGCGGTATCCTCGAGCGTCCGGCGCGACAAGAGCGCATCCATCAGCGCCTTCGCCCGATCGCTGCGGCCGGAGAGGAGATCCGTCGCCGCTTGTGTCCCCATCTGGCCGACGTCGCCCATGATTTTCTTCGGCAGCGCCGCGCCCGACAGGATGTTGGCGTACCGTGCCGCGCGCAGGGGCTCGAGCGCGGCCGCCAAACTCCGCGTGTGAATCCCGTGCCCGGCCGCCAAACCCATGAGCGCGCCAAGCGCGCCGCCGCCGAGCGCGCCCGCCCGCGGATCGCTGTCGTCAATCATCGGGCCCACGACCGCGCCCGTCGCCGCTCCGGCCAGCGTCGACGCCAGCCGTGGATCAATGAAACCCGCCTCGCCGCCGCCGCTCCCACCGACGTCGCCCCACCAGTGATTACCGGGCTCGATGCCGTGCGCCGCCGCCAAGTCTGCGATCGTTTGGTCGACCTTCGACGGACCCGCCGCCCCGGCGCCTGGCGCCTCGAGCGAATCCCAGTGGGCCCGCATGGCTTTATTCACGTCCTCCATGAAGGACGGCAGATCGCCATTCCACCGATGCGCGAACCGCGGATCTTCCTGAAGCGCCTCGAGCATCCGATCGGCGGTGAGCCCGGCCTTCGCGTTGACGATGTTCGGAATGCCCTTGAACCCGCCGGACTGCGCCAGTCCGGACGGCATTTTCATCGTCTGACCCGCGCGCTTGCCGCGCTTGATGACCGTCTCGGCGCCGGGCATCTTGCCCTTGCGGAGTGATTCAAATAGGTTCCGCAGTTCGCCCGTGTAGCCCTTGTCGCGCAGGTCAAAGCCGCCGTTGTCAGAAATCGCCTTGAGCAATTCCTGGGGTGACGTGCCCGCGTCGTGCGCGGCCGCGCCCTGTTCGTCGTGGTACTGCCGGATGCTGTCGACCTTCTCGGCGTAGAGTGACGCCAAATCATCCGCCGAGCCCGAGTAGCCGTTCGCCCGCGCGTCCGCGAGAACCGACTGGAAGTGATCCTCAAACCCCTTCGGGATCGACTTCTTCCCCGAGCGCGACAACGCGTCGAGCGCCGCCAATGATGCGGGCTTGGGTGCGCGCGGCCCTTCGAGCGCGGCCAGTGACGCCGGAAGGGGCGCCGATCCCGGCGGCCCATCGCCCTTGCGGAACCAGACCGGATCGGTTTCCCCAGGCCAGCCGTCGCCCGCGGCCGCGGGCGCACTCGGCGCCGCCACGGGCTGTTCCGGCGCGACGTCCACGCCACGCTCGAGCGCCGGAGCCGCCGCCTCGGCCTCGCGCGCGGCCGCCATCGCGTCAAGCGCCTTCAGCGCGCCCCGTTCCTTGCTCCACAGGAACCGATTGTCGGTCAACTGCTTCGGCGTGTAGATCGGCTTCGCCCCTTCAACCCCCAAATCCGCCATTCGGACGAGCGGTTTGCCCACTTGGCGCGCGCGCCACACCGGCGACCCCAGAATCTCGTCCGCCTGGCCGCCCATGACCGCCCGCAACCGATCTTCCGCCGTCAACGGCGCCGTCCCGGGCATTTCGAACGGCGGCACGCCCGAATTGACGTCGAACGCGGGCGAGTTCCACTGATGCGGCAGCGTCCGCGGGCCCGAAGGCGTCCCCGGCGGCGCAGGAGCCTCTACGGGGAGTGCCGGAACGTCCGCACCCGCCGACGTGGACGGCAGGTCGATCGTGTCGGCCGCCGCCAGCGGGCCCGCCGGAGCCTCGCCTGGCGCCTCGATCGGAAATGGCGGTTGATCCGGACGCGCTGCCAGCAGTTCGTCGAGCGCCGTCATCCCCCCTGTCGGACGTACGCCGGGCGGCGCTTCCATTGGCGTGACGCCTGTGTCGGGCATCGGCCCGAACCCGCTTCGGCGGCCGCGAGACGGCGACGGCAGGAGTGGCGGCCGCGCGTCGGCCGGATTGACCGGCGCGTCACGCATGGCCGCTTCGAAGTCGACATTGGCGTGCGGATCGGCAGTATCGAGCCCCGCCAAGAGCTTCGTCAGTTCGTCGTCGTGAATCGGCGCCGACGTCGAGTAATCCGGTGCCAGCGGGTACGAGCTCGTACGGTCCGTCGCGTTCACGGCGGCCAGTGGCGCGTCGAGTTCGGGAAACGTGAGTTTCTTCGGCAGGTTGAGCGGATGGTTCTGCCAGTACGTCGACCCGACGTCCGGCGCCACCGGCGGCAACGTGGCATTCTCCGAGCCCAACACGCCCGCCAGCCCGCGCGACTTGGCGACCGGCCGTTCCGCGGCCATCGCCGCTTCAGCTTCCGCGGCCGCCGTGCGGCCCGCCCCGATCCGCGTGAGCGCGCGACCGCCCGCGCCCATGCCCGCGCCGACAATCGCGGGCAGCGTCAGGTCATTCAGCGCGGGCAGCTTGCCGTGCATGGCATCGTCGACGGTAAGGATGCCCGTATTGAGCGCCGCTCCGCGCGCCGCGCTCGAAAGGTATTTCGCGCCCTTGAAGATCGGACCCATCGGCAGCGCGCCGACTCCGGCCGCCACCGCAATTGCCGCCGGATCCGCGCCCTCGCCACGGATCCATTGCGCCAAGCCTTCACCGGCGCCACCGATCGCGCCACCAGCTACCGTGCCCGGCCCAGGCACGTCCGACGCCAAGCCCGCCAACACGCCAGAGCCGACGCGCACGACGTCCGCGCCGATCTTCCGCGGATGCGTCAATTCGTCGACGAGCCAATCCCACCCGCGGCGCCCGGCCGACGGCGGCGGCACACTCGTATCGACTGTGGATGGCGCCGGTTTCAGGTACGGCACGTCAGCCCAGACGTCGGCCGACGTGGATTTAGGCGCAGACGTGGGCACCGGCGCCTGTCGCGGCGCCGGGAGAACGGTGTTCCAATCCCATCCCTGCGGATCCGCCACGCCTCAACCCTTTACTTGAACAAATCAGGACGATGCTGCCGGAGACTCGCCAGCGCGGACGCGCGATCGGGAAACGCTTTGCTCGACAACGCGGCCGACAGCGCACTTTCAATCACCGCGCGATGATCTTCGTCGACCGGCGTGTAGTCACCACCGGCGCCTCCGGCGAACTGCGCGCGGTACCCGGCGACTTCCGCGTCCGACAACGGAATGCGCTTGCCGGGATTCCTCGGATCGGCGTGCCCGGCCTGGATCATTTCCTCGAGCAACTTGGTTCCGAGTTCCGCGTCCGACTTGTGCCGCGCGTCCGCGTTCGCCAACGCGCCCGTCAACTTGTTGTCAGACGCGTACCGCAATGCCTCATCGCGCAAGGCTTGTGTCGCGGCCTGTTCGTCCGCGCGCGTCTGCGCGGGATTCTCGTATTGATGCAGGATCCGCTCGAGCGCGTCGGACTGCGTGGCGCGACGGAGCGCCGTCGAGTTCGGGCCCATTGCCGCGCCCGCCATCGCTTCGACGTGGTTGCCCGCCACGGTGTCGCTCAACGCGGCATCCGACAGACGCTCCCGATCCTGGTAGTCCTGATCGCCCGCGAGACGGCGGGCATCATCGCCGCGCATCCGATCGATCGTGGCATTCGCCCGCGCCTGATCCTCGAACTGCGCCCGCTTCATCGCCATATGTTCCGGGTCGTACATGTACGCCGGATCGGTCCCGCCACTCTCATCCAACAGCCCGGTCCCGTTCAACGTCGGATCCAGTGCGGCCAGTGCCGCGGCGGCCGCCGCCGGATTGGTATTCGGGCGACCACCACCCGAAAGCGCGACGAGAGACTGAGGCAAGGGCATGACGTTACACCATCGGCGCGGAGCCAAGCCCGCGCAAGGCCATCATCGACGGACGGCGCGTGCCGCCTTGTGGCGGAGCCGCCGCGGCCGCGCCGTTCGGACTCGCCATCGGCTGCAACGGCTGGAACCCAGACGGGCCCGTGATATTCGGGTACACCGGCGGCGGCGGACCCCCTGGGCCCAAGTCGAGCGCGGGCGAATGAATCGGCGTGAGCGGACCAATCCCACTCGGTCCCTGTGGCACCGGCGGCGCGTGCGGCGAGAGCGTCATCCCGCCGTCATCGGCATCCATGTCCCCGCCAATGGGCCCACCCCGCGGGAAGGGCATCCCGCCACCCGTGAACGGCGCGGGCCCACCGGCCCCGAAGCCGGGTTCGGCGCTGCCCGGTACCGGCCGACGCGGTGAGGACGTGACGACGGGCATGTTCGTCACCGATGGTCGCGGTCGAGCCCGCTGAAATCCTGGCATACGTCCCCCTCAATACAAATTGTGCAGCGCGTTCAGCGACGGTCGATCTGTCGGCAATCCGCGGCCGCCGCCAACCACGAATCGGCGGCCCTCCGCATTGGCGATGGCCTCATTCTTCGCCAGATCGCCAAAGAATTCTTCCCACGAACTATTACCGATAGCCGACGCCTGACCCTGCGCGTCATCCCGCAGATGCTCGAAGCCCACCGACGCCGGAATCCCCGACGTCGGATCTTCCAGATCCGAGAAGTCCTGCGCGGCCAAGAGCGCCCGGCGCGGCGCGAGAAAGTCCTGACCGGCGCCTTCCCCCATCCGCAGCGCCGCGAGACTTGTGGGCATCGGCATCAGTAAATCCTTCCCCGCTGTTGCATCAGCGCCGAGAGCGCGCGACTCGACGCGGGAATGTGCCGTTGGCCCAGATTCGCGTCCACCGGCGTTTGCGGCTCGAGCCCGTAGCCTTCGCTGCCCGCCCCACCCCCGCGTACGCTCGAGAGTGCCCGCATGGATGGCGCGGCCGCAAACGTCGGCGCTTCCACCGGCACGCCCGCCGTCTCACCCGGCGCCGGGCCACCGCCCCCACCGCCCCCGCCACTATCCACGGCAACCGGCGGCGGCGGAGTCGGCGCGGGCGGCGGCGTCGCCGCTTGGGCGGCCTTCGCGGCAATCTCGTCTTGCGCCGCCTTAATGTACTGCTGCGCCTGGCCGACGTTATTCTTCCCGACGTGCTGCGTCAGGTTAATCCATGATTCCTGACTCAGTTGCTTTTGCAGCGCGTCAAACCCGCCGACCGAGTTCGCGTAGTCGATAACCGCCTGGCGGCCCTTCCCGGCCATCTAGTACGCCTGACCGTAGAACGCCAAGAGCGAGGAGAGCCGCTGATTCGCCGCTTGCGTCTGCGCGATCTTCCATGACCCGGCCAGTTGCGCGTTGGTTTCCGCCGCGCGCGCGTCGGCCTGGAACTGTTCATCTTCCAATTGCGCCTTACGGGCGGCGTGTTGCTGGACGAGACTGCGATCGGTCGTCGCCCCTTCCCCGAGTGCCGTGGACACGAGCCCCTTCAGCGCCGCGGAGTGAATGCCGGATCCACTGATGCCCCGTTCGGCCATCGCCGCGTCGGCGTCACGCACCCCGGCCTGAAGATTCTGGCCGATGTTTTCCTTCGCGCCGGTTTCCGCCGCCATGTCCGCCGCCGTCAGATGGTTCGGATCCCACGCGGCCGAATCGATCAACCCGCGCAGCGACGGCGCGCTCACCGTCGGCGGCCCGCCCGTGTCGGCGCCGGGCCCGGACCCGCCGAACATCGACAACAGAAATGGCTCGAGCTTCGCCATCGACGCGAGTTTCGCTTGCTGCATCTGTGATTGCAGCGCCAGTGATTGCCCGAATTGCGTGTTGGACGTGTCCGCGCTCAATTGGCCGCTGTTCTGCGCCGTCCACGCCGCAAGCTCCTGACTGTAGTTCGGATTGAGCGTGCGACCGTCCGGCATGTAGACGGACGGGAGCGGAATCGACTGGCTTTTCGGCGTCGAAAAACTTGTGGCGCCGAGCGCGGCCATCGACGGCGACACCGGCGTCGAGGGCGGCGCGGCCGAGTAGGGCGCGACCCCCTGATAGCCCGTCGGCGGCGTGGTCCCAGGCGCCGGAGTCTTGGGCTTGGGAGTGCCCATGTACGGCAGCATGGACAGGTACGACGAGGACGACGCCCCGCCGTAGTCTCCGCCGTAATAGTCCTGATAGCCCACGTGTCCCCCTACTGGAAATCATCGAACACAATACGCGCCCACGGCCACCTTCGCAAGATTAGGAGCCGACCGCGCCGCCAATCGCCCGCCAGCCGATCGCCTTCGTGACCGCGCCGGAAATCTGATCGATCGCCAACGTCAGGAAGCACGCCGCGCCCGACGCGGGCAGATTCGTTCCCGTGACCGCCTGTTCCGTGCCGTCATTCACACTGAAGTACGCCGTCGGCGTGCCGCCTTGCCGCACGAAGCGAATCCGGACGACATACGCCGTGTTTGAGGCGATAGACCCCAACGTCGAGGTCGTGCTGCGGCCTGTCGTGCCCGCCGAACTACGGCACACCCCTTCCCACACCGCGTTCCCATCCGAGCAGTACTGGATCGCCATCAGGTTCGTCGTGCCCGTGTTGGTGGGCGCCATGTTCACGTCACTCGCGCCGCTCGTCGTCCACCCGAACCAAATGCGCGTGACCGTGACGGCCGTGGGATCCGTGAACAGGTAGGCCCAGATGTCAATGTCGTCTGCGAGTAAGCCCTGATTGTTCGTGGTCAGTGACTCGAGTTTCGCCACCGTCGCCGCGCCGGTCGTCGTGCCGACGCCAAACACTTTGCCGTTCACCGTCGTTTTCGACGCGGTGCCGGACTGCGTGAACGAGTTGACGCCCGCATTGCCGGTGATGCCACCGTAGCCAGTCGCACCGCCGAACGCTTGTGAGGCCGTCGCAATCGCGGGAATCATCAGGAACGGGAGCGGCCCGGCCACGTTCGAGGGCTCAGGCACGGGATACCAGCCATAGGCCGTCGATCCGCCGCCGACCTTTCGGTACACATAGCCCGTCACGGTATCGAAGTAGAAATTCCCAATCGCCGCCGACACGACGCCTTGCGGATGGCCGGAACCAGAGATCGGCAGGAGCCCAGTCACCCACGCCGGATTCGCCGCGGCGCCTTGCGTCTTGAGAAACTGTCCCGACGTGCCCGCGGGCAAGCGCGCCCACGCACTCGCGTCCCGGTAGAGCAGATCCCCCTGCGCCGGAGAGCCGATGAAGTCCAATGTCTCCGACAGCGTGCATTCTTCGACGGAGCCACCGCCGCCGCTTTTACGGCCGATGATGCGCGCCGTGTTCACCGTGTCCTGAATTTCCGCGTACAGCACCTTCGACGCCGACAGCACGCCCGACGTCACATGCGCGATCCCGGTGCCGGTTGCGCGCTTGATGACCTTGCCCGTCGTGCCCGAGAACAACACGACTTCGCTGTCGACGCTCGAGCTTGGCCCGGCGACGTCACCCGTGCCGGACGACGGCGTGACCCACGACGGATCCGCCGCGGGCCCGTTCGTCTGCAAGAGATTCCCAGACGTGCCCGCGCCGAGCCGTGCCCATCCCGACGCCCCGCGGTAGAGAATGTCACCTTGCGCCGCGGAGCCGATGAAATCGAGAATCTGCGACAGCGTGTTTTCTTCCACACTCCCGGCGCCCGCGGTGCGACGGGCCAGAATCCGAGACGTGGCCGACACGTCCTGTAGTTCGGCGTACGTGACCTGCGCGACAGAAAAGACGCCCGCTGTCGCGTGCACGACGCCGGTACCCGTCGCCCGTTTGATGATGCCGCCGCTCGTGCCGTTGAACAGCACTATTTCCGAGTCGACCGACACGCCAGGCCCGGTCACGGCCCCGCCAGAGGGCGGCGCCCACGACGGATCCGCGCCCGCGCCACCCGTCGCCAACACGTACGTTGCGGTGCCCGCGGGCAACCGTGACCAGCCGGACGCGCCACGAAAGAGAATGTCGCCCTGCGCGGCGCTCCCGACAAAATCCAGAATCTCGGTCAGTGTGCATTCTTCCGCCGGGCCCGCACCGCTGGACTTGCGACCAAGGATGCGAGACGTGGCCGTGAAGTTTTGCAGGTTCACCCACGCGAGGAGCCCCGTGACCGCGGCCGACTGCGACAGGTCGATCGCGCCGAAGCCAACCGCCGTGCCCGAGCGCCGCAACACCTGAAAGTCTGACGCCGCGACGATCGACGCCAGATCGGCCGTCGCATTCCCCGTGACCCCCTGCACCGACAGCGCCGTGCCCTGCGCGAGTTTCGAGAAGGGCAGCCGATTCGTGACGTCGCTCGTCGACAAGTCGACCTGCGTTTGATTGCCGTCACCACGGAGAAAGTGCGTGTGGACGCCATCGAGCGCCAAACTCGTGATGGGCAACAGGCCCGTGACGTCGGCCGAGCCGAGATTGACTTCGGACTGTGTGCCGTCGCCGCGGAGAAAGTGATGGGTGTTCCCGTCAAGCGAGACGTCCCCGAGATTGCCGCTCCCCTTCGGTTGCAGTTGTTTCGTGACGTTGTAAATGCGGAGTAGGTTATCTTCGATCGACTGCGCGACCTGTGGCGTCCACTCCGCGCGCGAAATAGGATACGGCAGCGAGAACGGCATCAGCGACGACCATTCTCAAACACCGGCGCAATTTCGTGCCCGTACACCATGAAGCCCTTGCCGGGCGTTTCCATGCGGTAGTCGAGACGGATCAGGTTGTCATCGCCCAGATTGTCGTTAATCTGGCGACCGAGCGTCAGGTCGACGTCGATCGGATCCGGCCGCAACAGGTCCGTGACGTCCGCAATCTGTTCATCCGTCAGGCACGAGAAGAACACGGCCCACTCGTCGACCAGTTCCGCGCACAACATTTCACCCAAGAGGCCCAAAGGGGACGACTGATTCAAGTGGTTATTAAACAGCGTGTCGATGGCGCCGACTTCTTTTCCGGTGTAGAGAAACGTCCCCGCCGGTTGCGTGCCGACATAGAACGTCGCGCGCCCGTCGCCGTCGACGGTCATCCACAGCAGATACTCGGCGCCCACGTTGAGCGTCACCGTCGCAGAGGCCGTTGGCGTGTTCGTGCCCGCATCATCGAAACCGAAGTAATCGAAGCGAACCGTGGTATCCGAGAGCCGAAACAGGTACCAGCCTTGACCGTGTTGACCGTCGCGGTCGTAGTCCGCAAGGGCGTTCCACCCGTCAAGACTCGTCAAGTTGTTCGCCGGGATCACACCGAACATGACCGTAAAGTTCGTTGCGGGCATCGTGATTTTCGTGAACGCCGCCCGCCCCTGTGTCGCGTCCGTCAGTCGATACCCGTGTCCGCCGTCACCCACAATGCCGGTCGTCTGGAAGTCCACACCCGTTGCGTCGGTCATCACCAGGTCATGCGCGTTGGCGGTACTGTCGACGAAGGTAGCACCGGACGCCGCTTCAAGACGCCATTCCGATTCCGGCACGAACGCCGCAATCAGCGCATGGTAGGCCGCCACGTTCGCCGCCTGACCGGCGACGAAGATCGCCAGCATGTCCGACACCGCCAATGCCTGATTGAACGTCGACACTTCATCCACCAGAGACGCGCGCAGGTACTCGCACGCCAGCGTGTCCGAGTCGGTCCCCCCGAAGTCCGGCACGTGCCCGAATACGCTGTCGAAGATCAGATCGCCGTAGTACGTGAACGTCCCATCAGCTACGCCGTTCAGCGTGAACGTGCCGACGCCACTGGCATCGACCGAAATACCGATCACCACGTCAACGCCCACGGGAATCAGTGTGTTGTTGGCCTGTTCGACATAGGCGCCATCGACGAAGGCGGAGTACACGACTCGCACAAAGCCAGGCGTGTCGTCGAACAAGAAGAAACCTTGAATTTCCTCGCGCGTGTCGCACATGAGCGTGCCGTACCCCGTGCCACCCTGCGCCAGCGCCGTGAGCCACCAGACCTGCGCGAACGGACCCGCGCGGAAGTCCAACGGATTCGCCAGTGTGCAGCGATCCCCGCTGATGCCGATGCCGTAGGATCCGCCGCCGATGGCGCCCGGCTGATGGTACCGCACCGTGTTTCCCGTCGGCATCGTCACCGTATGCCCGTGGCCGGACCAGTCTCGAGCCGTCAGGGCGCCCGTTTCCTCGAACCGCCAGTACGCCTCCGGCGCCAGCGAGAGGATCTTGCGCGAGAACGTGTCCGGCGTGACCGGCTTCGGCACCGCGTACGCCAGATACGGCTGCACTTTCACCACCGGATGCGGGCCCGTGATGCGCTCGAGTGCCTGAATGGCCGTCAGGAACGACGGTTGACCCCAGAAATGGTTAATGTCCGGCGCCCCGGCCGAATACCACTTCGGAGAGAAGCGCGACCCAATCGGCCACGTCACCCCGGCGCCCGAGACGTCCGAGAGCGTCGTCTGATTTTCCGCGTAGAGATACCCGTCAGCCCCGGCCACCGTTGGAATGAGTTGATCCTGCCCGCCCACCAGCAGCGCGCGCGCCGTCGGCGTGAACGCGGCCGTATCGTCCGGCCCCATCCATTCGCCTTGATCGATGAAGTACTTGACCGTGCGGTTCTCCACGCTCGAGCCCGCAGACGCCAGTGTCAGTTCGTAGGCATTCGTGAGAGGATTCCACCCGCCAAACGCGTACTGGAACCGATCTTGATTGAACGTGTCGCCCTTCGTGAACCATCCGTCGACCTGCGACCGCGAGATACAGACGACGCCCGAATCGTCCCACCGATACACGCCGTCGAGCCCGAGCCAGTACGCCACGTCACGGATGATGACGACCGATTTCTTCGCCACGCACCCGGAGCCCTCCGGCGACACGATGACAACCTGAAAGTCCTCCGGCGACGAGCCGATGACCTTCAGCACGCGGTTGCGCTTCAGGAGCCCGAGCGCGTCCCGTCGCGGCGCCAGGCCCGTGATGCCGAATTCGTCCTCCCCCTTCGGGTACGCGGGCAGCGAGTTCTCGGCGGGCCACGCGTAGAACTGATTGATTTCCGTGAACAGCGCGTCGTCGCGTTCGCGCTTCGCGCCCGAGACGCCCCACACGCGCGACTTCCACACACACGTCAGCGACAATTCCGTGCCCGGCACCGAGCCCGGCGGACACCCGAGCGCCGGATTCGCCGGGAACAGCGACAGCGACTTGTCGGACATGCCGTCCGTAATCGTCGTCGCGTGGTTGTCGTCGATCGTGATCCACTGAAACAGATCCGTGCCCCCGGCGGCCGTGCGATACAGCACCCGACAATTCACGTTCGGATCCGGCGACACTTCGATCTGAGACGCGGCAATGTCGTTATTCGCCAGCACGACCGCCAATGACGTCCCCGAGAGCGTCGACTGATTGACGATGTTGCCCGCGCCGTCTTTGACCGCAAACGCCACCGCGACCTGATACGAGCCCGTGAGTCCCACGCCACTTCCGGCCGCCAGCACCGGCGCCGACAACGGCGGCTGAAGGCCCGCGTGCCGCACGGTCAGATCGGACGGGTCGATCCACAGGTTCACCGTCGACGCGCCGGTAAAGAGGATCTGTTGATTCAGGACGGCGAACGAGCCTTGCTTGGTCGCGTCAATCGTGACGTCCGTAGGGAGCGTCAGCGTGACGACCGTGCCGTCGGTCTTGACGACTTGGAGCGCGCTACCGGCTTGGGCTATGGCAAACATCAGGGCACATAGTAGCCGAGTGGGCCACGCACAGCCCCCGCGGCAATCGGTTGTGTCCACGCCCCGGCGGTCGTCCGCTTCAGGAGCGTGCCCGTCGCACTCGTCAAACTATCGGATCCCAGAAACGCCCAGTACATCGCCCCGCCGAACGTGAACGGGAACCCCGGCCCTTTCGCAGCGGCGTACGTCGCGTGCACGTCCAAGTCCGACGACCACGTGGTCCCGTCGAAGCTATAGATGATGCTTTTGTTGTCCGTGGACTTGTAGAAATGCGCGAACAGCAGGTCGTTGAACACAAACAGGCATGAGAAGTATCCGTTATTCGCCACCGGCGCCGTCTGCGTCGTCGTCCAGGCGCCCGTGCCGCTCCGCTTCTGAATAATCGCCGTGCCAGAGGCGTCGGCGTCCGTGGCCGCATACAGCGTGCCGTGATACTCCGCGCACGACATGAAGTACCCGTTGTGAATGGTCGCCGTCAGGTCGAGCGTCCACGACACATCCAGGTCCGGCACGATGCGATACATGCCGCCCTGATTGTTGCCGCCCTGCCCGTACGTGCCGCACCAGAGGTACCCGTACGCCTTGCACAGACAGAACGGCCGTCCCTTGCCGTTCTCGCCCGTGTCCTGCCCAAAGCGGTTGCCAATCTGCCGCAATGTGCCGGTCGACGGATCGTACGACAGCACGCGCCCCTTGAGGTTGGGCGCCGAGCCGCCCGAGTCCCAGACCGCCAGATAGATCAGGCCATCGGCCACGATCATGTCCTGCACCGCCAAGCACAGGCTTCCGGCCACTGAGGGGTTCGCGGGAATGCGAAACTGCGTCCACGCGTTTGTGCCGTCGAACTTCACGATCGGCGGCGCGGTCGTGCCTTGCACGTAGTCGTCACTCGCGTAATACAGCCCGTTCTTGTACGACGCGATGCGCGGAGACGCGAAAATGACCGTCGCGTTGAGCCCCGACGGCAGCACATTCGCCAATCCCGCCGGGCGGAACAGGAGCGCGTTCAGGATGTTGTTGAACGTCACGCCGTCGACCGACTCTTTCCAGCCGTTCGTCGTGTCGTCGCCGTTGAGCCCGACCGCCAAGTGCTGAATATTCGGATAGGCCAGCGGGACGTTCGCCAGTTCCTTCACCGAGCCCGCCAGCGCACTCCCGTTCTGCGCGGCCAGGCCGCGGCGGGACGCGATGCCGCCGATCCCTTCGTCGTCACGGCGGAATTCGACATTCTCCGCGACGAGCAGCGACCCGTCCGGCGTATGCAGGGGAGACGCGACCAGGTTCAGGCCGAGCGCGCCGATACTGTAATCAGGCAGGGAGCCGGGCATCAGTTCATCCCAACGCCGCCGTCAGATTCTTCCCACATCCCCACGACCGTTTCGGGCTCTTGATCCGATCGTGGCGTCAGCGCGACGAGCAGGTTCCGCTTCTCCGTCGCGTAGATCGAAATGTGTTCCGGATCCGGCGCGCGGTCCTCGCGTTCCTTCACGCGCGCGAACGCCAAGATGTATTCCTCGATCGCCTTGTCGGACTCACCGGGAATCGGGTTGTACTGCCCAAGCGCCAATGAGGCGAGTGTCGGAATATACCAGACCGTCAGGTTCACGTCCGACCGCAGCATCGGCCGACACGAAATCGCCGGAGCGCCAACCGGCGCCCCCGCATTCCGCACCGCGTAGAACACGACGCCGTACTGCGACTGTTGCGGCCGCGACGACTGCGCCGACACGTAGTCCGGATGCGTCAGCGTGCGCGGCTTGAACACGAGACTCTGATTGACCGATTGATCGCCCAACACGCGCGGCTGAATCATATGCACGCGGAACGCGTCGGCGGGAATGCCGGTAATCTCGCCCGTCGTGGACGACAGCACCATGTTCGTGTTGTCGATGGTGACGAAGTGATCCTGGTACAAGTCGATGATCGACTTCCACAGATCCTTGATCGCGCTATTCGCGTGATTGAGCAGTTCCGCCTGAGTCCAGTACTTCGGCGTCGTCTCTTTCAGTTGGACGCGCGCATTGGCGATCAGCGTTTCGACCAGCGTAGCCATCGTCCCTCACTAGGACACCGTGATCGTGCGCGAGTACCGCAGCATCACGCCGAAGATGGTCACGGTGTCATCGAGTGTGTCCACCACGCCGTCATACTGACGCGCCACAAGCAGGTCGAACAGGTCGAGCGCGGCAATCCCCGTCAACGTCAGCGGAGAGAGCGTGGCTTTCTGCAAGATGTACTGCGTAGCGCCAGCGGCTTGCACCAAGTTTTGACCGGCATTCCATGAGGCGCTGTTGTCGCCCGCGTTCATGTCGACACCGGGCGTCAATTGCACGGCGCACGGGAACGTGCGAAGCCACCACCTCATGTTGCCGGTTTTCGCCGTCGTGTTCTTCATCCAGTACACGTCGGCCGCTACGGTTGCCATGTCAGTCCCGTAAGGCAGATTGAGCCTTTTCACAAACCCGCTGGCCCTGTTAAACGCATCGGCAAACAGGTCGAATGCGACGTAGGTGTTGGGCGCTCCGTAGTAGTCCAACGCCGACACACCAGGCGTTCCGAGTTCCGTCACGTCCTTGCTATTAGGAGCAGCCTTCGTCGACCCCAGAATGGCGCCGACATTGCTCCCGTTTGCAAGCACGCCACTGGCGGCGCTCCCGCCGAGGAAAGCACCCTGCCAATCCCCGAGCCCGATCCACTGTTGCTCAGTGAACGTGACGGAGCCGCCGCCCCCGCCACCGCCGCCGAGCGCGTAGACGACGCCACTTGTCGTCTTGAGGGGAGTCGCGCCCATTAGAGCGACACCCTCGTCGCGCCCGCGGTGTTGGCGACCAGCGCCGATGTGGGCTTCTCGTACGCCACCACGATCACGTTACCCGCCAGGCCCGCCGCCGACATGGTGAGGACGAGATTCTTGGCTTCCGTGAGCGGTTCGCCGTCATCGCCAAAGTCGAAGTCCCACCGAGTCGCGGCGCCCGGACTCGTCGTGACTTTCGCGATCTGCTTCGCAGAACTGTTCGAGTCCTCGAACGTCCACGACTGCGCGGCATCCGTGATGATCCACACGATGATGCGCTGCACGAAGATCGTATGCAGCGCCCGTCCCGTGATGAGCGTGGCCGTCGTGTCCGAGGCGGTGAAGGACTGACGAACCGAAACGTCCTTATACCACCGCCGCTGAATTTCCTGAATCTGGACGCGCAAAGGCATGGGAACCTCCCCGCGTTAGAGCGTGATGATGCGGTAGTTGACAGTGACCTTCGCGGTCGAGTTGCCAGCCGCAAAATCCGCGACGGCCGCGACCAGTTCCACGGCCTTGTTGGTGATCAGCACGACGCCACTGGCGGTCGACGCGCGACCGATCGACACCGCGAAGCTCGACGCGGCCTTGATGGACGTGTCCAACACGGTCGAGTTGAGGATGTTCGTGGTCTGCCCGTTGTACTGCGCCTGAAGCACACCGCCGCCGGTGAACTGCACGCTGTTGTACGTCATCGAGAAGTCGATCGACTCCACGACAATCGCCTTGCCCGAGCCCGGCGCGGCAATCAGCGTCTTGGGTGCCGAGTGCAGCGCGATAATGTCGGCCGCCGAGAGCGTGACCAACGCGACACTGTTCTGGCCCGCCGCCAGCATCGCCGCCGTGACCTTGCCCGCGCCGATCGCAAAGACGCCGAGATTGGTGAACGTGACGTCGCCCGTCGGCGTGACCGCCGCGCCCGCACCGCCCGAGTCACCCACGATGAACTGGCCGTCCGCAAGGCCGATGCCGCTTGGCACACCGCCCGCGCCGATGATGATCTCGTTGCCGTCCTCATCGATCAGGACGACCAAGCCGGTATCTTTGTTGAAGCAGATGCCGCAGACGCCCGGCAGGGCCGAAATCTCCGCGCGCACGCCGGTTAGGTCCGCCGCCGAGTCGATGTACCGTGTTGCCATAATCGCGCTCCCTATGATGCAGCCTCACGCGCGGGCGGGCTGTCACGAAAAGGAACGGCGCGGGAGCAACCTCCCCCGAGGACATCAGCCCGCGCCGTTCCGTCGAAAGCCTTACGCGCCGAGCAATACGACGCCCGCGGCGCCGTCAGACCCGCTCGAGTCGGTCGTGCCGTCCGGCGTCGTGTCCGACGACACCGTGAAGCCGAGCGCGCACGCCTGGCCCTTCGGGTAGAACACGTCGTCGACCTTCACGGCCGTCTGCGTGACCGCGATGATCTGCGTCGACGCCGCCTGGACGGACGCATGGTCCGAGCCCTTGAACGTCGCGGCCGTGGTCGTGGTTTTCTTGAGCAGGATGGCGTACAGCGTGCACGCGGCGTTGGCGATCACCGCGTCGGCCGTCAGATGGTCGAACTCGACGACCTGAAGGTTGGGCTTGCCGCCCTGCTGCATGAGCCACGACCAGAGCGCCTTTGAGAGAATGGACGCCGACGCGTCGGAGCCCGCGACGGAGTTGAAGTACCGGCGCTTGGCAAGAACCGGATCCTGTGGATTGATCGCCATGACGTTGAACCTCCAAGAGAGACAGTCGCACGCCGACGTTACGGTTCGGTCGTGCCCGTAGTCGCAGGGTGTTCTGAGCCGCCACCAGGGTCAGCCAGTCCACGAAGCAGCGACACTCTAGCACCAGTCCGGCGCAGGTAGCCAATTCGCATCGCGCGCGCCCGATCCCGCAAGTCCGCGCGCCGCCCATCGTCGATCGCGCGCTCCCGATCGGCGTCCTGTTTGTCGAGTTGGTCCGCCACCGCGTCCGCGCCACCGTTGGCCCACAAGTCGCGCCGTCGAAGCTGCCCGACAATCAGCACCGCCGGAGCGTGAATCGCGCCCATCGGAATCGTCGTGACCGACACGAGCCCGTTGGCAATCGCAATCCGCAGGTCGTTGGTCAGGGTGTCCATTTTTCCGAAAATCTTGGACGTGAGCAGACCGGAATGACGCGCCACGCGCATCAGCCGGTAGACCGGATGCTTCTGCGACGGGAAGATCCGCAGGTCCGGATCGTAGAGTTCAATCTCCCGCAGCCATTCGTCCGACGGCTCCGGCAGATTGAACGGCGACGAAATGCGCGATAGGTAAATGCCCACGGTGTCAGCGATCGGTGCGGCCGCTGAAGATCGCGGCGTCCGCATCCGGCGCCATGCCCTCGCCAGGCACACGACGCATCGGCGGCGTGACACCCGTGCCCAATGGGACCGCTTCGGCGGCATCACCCGTCATCTGCGTGCGATCAAACCGCTCAATCGACCGATGCTCGTGCCCTTCCTCGATCGGCGCGCATTGGTCCGCGCTGTCATGGCCTTCCACCGCGACCAGGTACTCCCCGTCCATGCCGGACGGCCCGAACGTGCCCATGCGCGGATGCTGTTGCTTGGCGAACCGGATCCAGTCCGTCGTCGAATGGTTCCGACCCGGTTTCAACACCATCTGGCGGCCGTTCTGTTGGATCGTCAACGGCTTTGTCGTGCGATTGATCAAGACACACTGTTCACCGACCATGATTGCCCTCCGAAAGACGAACGGGCGGCAAGGGAGAGTCCCCCTGCCGCCCGTCGCCAACTACCAACGACCGGCCAGTTCCTTACCCGCCGATCGGACGCACGACCACGACCGTCGCGCCCGTGATGCCGTCCGCGCGCCAGCAGACGCTCGGCAGCTTCGCGTGGTACTGCTTCCGAATGCGATACCACGCTTCGAACGCATCGCGCGCCGTCGCGCCCGTGCCCGCACGGACGAGAATGCGGCCGTCCTCGTCGACCCACTTGCCCTTTTCCGAGACGTACTGGCACAGGCCCATCTGCGCCGTGTCGAGCCCCATGATCATCCCGTACGGGAAGTCACGGATGACCCGGATCGGCACTTCGCCCATCGTAATATCGCCCTTCGACGGCGCCTTGAACGCTTTGGTGCCGCCGTCCGGCGTCGACAAGTCCTGGCCCTGATACCGGCGATCCGCCTGAGTCAGTTTCAGGTAGACCCGGCGCATCGAGTGGTGCATCAGGAGCAGATCGGCCTCGCCGTTCATGCGCTGATCCGTCACGTCGGCCAACATCTGCAACAGGTCGATCGACAGCGGCCCCGTGGACGCGTTCACGTACGCGTTCACGTAGTCGTAGACCGTCCGATCGACGTCGAAGTAATTGGTCCGGTACGTGCCGTCATCGACGAGCGCCAGCAGACCCCAGAACTGGTTTTCGTACTCCGTGTCCAGCGGATCCGTGACGGTGGAGTTCGCGGCCTTCACAAGAAAGTCGTTCTCCACCCACGCGGCATTCGGCGCCGCATCCGTCGTGACCGACGTGCCATCCGTCGACAAGCCCGTGACCTTGCAGATACCCGCACGCAGCCCGCCCGTCGCCGGGTTGATCGCGCCGATGTACGAGTTCTTCTGGAAGAAGCGGTTGCCGAACGTCGCGCCGTCGACGCCACCAGGCGAGTCGACGATCAGCGTCGTGTTGCCGCTTGGCGTGGCTTCGTTGATCCGGCCCAGAACACCGCGGCCATCGTAGATGAGCGCGATTTCCTCACGTCGGGCCAGATCCTTGATGAGGTTGTCGAACTCGTTGGTGCGCGCATCCTCCCACGCCATCGCGGAGCGCGCCGTGTCAGCCATCGCTTCCGGCGTGAGCATGACGCGGCCCATGAGCTTCCGCACGGTGCCCTTGACCTGCACGTGGCCCTGGATTCCGGCTTCCGCGAACAGGCCGTACTCGGCCGTGAACATCGGGGAGACGTTGCGTTCCACGTGGGCGTCGTACACGAACTGGCGCCCGCCGTATTCCTTGTCCATCATCTTGTCCTGGATGATGTCGCGGAGCGGGTTCTTGTTGTTGACCCCCTCCTGCACGTAGTCCTCGTAGAAGTCCTTGAGGAGTCCGTCGAGTGTCGCAGTCGAAGCTACCATGTGAGTCCTCTATCTGTTCGTCGGGCTCTATTGACTCGCGAGAAGCGCCTGACGCGCGGCCTCATGCACTTCGGCCGACGTCATCTTTTTCTTCTCGCCACCCGCGGACACAGACGCCGGGCCGCCCTGTGGGCCTCGAGACGGCAACCGCCGCGCATTTTCGGCGCGCCGCGCGTTGTCGTCGACCGTCTGACGCTGCGCGGGAACCCCGCCCCACACGCCGCGCACGTCCGCGATGAATTCATTGATGATCGACCGATCCCCGCGCTCGTACCGTTGCAACCGCGCGCCCGTCCGATCCTCCTGAATGAACTCACTCAGATTGATCTGGAACGCGCGACGGGCCCGATCCGACGACATGGATGCCGGATCGATGCCGACGGCCTTTGCGTACTCGCCAATCGCAAAGGACGTCATTTCAGCGGCGTGTCGCTGCCAGAGCGCATCTTCCGTTCCGGCCATCGACGCGAAACCGCCGGACTGTACCCGGTTCACAAAGTCCTGCGCTTGCTCGGGCGTCAGTTTGGAGAGCGTTTCGAGCAAGGCGGGATTCTTGATGAGCGGGCCCAAGCCGGGCACGATCTGAGCCAGGGTGTTGCGGATTTCCTCATGCCGCGGATCCGGCGGCGCATCGATCCCCATGAGTGCGCGCACGCGCCCGTTCATGGTGTCGAAGTTCCGCTGAAGTTCCGTCAGCTTCGTCTCGTACGTGGAACGCTGTTCCTCGAGACGATGTGGGGGAATCCACCGCGATCGATCTTCGCCGTACGCAAACCGCGGAGCGCCGCCATTCGGATCCCCGCCACCGCCAGGAGCGCCAGCACCGGGCGCGCTTGGCGCCGGATTTGGGGAACCTGGATCGTTGTTGGGTGAACCGGAAGGACCGCCGCCCGCCGAACCGTCTGTTAACTGTGTGTAGACCTGAAATACCCGCATGGTGTCCTACCCTTGTTATCGCGGCTAGGTTCCGCGTCTGGGACTAATTAGCGACGAAGAATGACGAAACGGTAAGCGCGTTGTCAAATTTTCGGTTTGGGTTTCGGTCCCGTGACGCGCTCCGGCGCGTTGGGAACCGCGTGCGAGAACTCGCGGAGTGCCTTCATGCTGGCCGTTTTCCGCAGATCCACGGCTTTCTTGAACGTGGCACCGTGCGCCGCGGCTGCAAACAGACGACGTTGGGATTCGGACTCTGCTGGCATGACGTCACCTCGGGGGACTCATGTTGCCGCCGCCGGGCGCCTGTCCCGGCATCGTGTCGATCGCGCCGGACTCCTGATTCGAGTTCGCCATCGCGCGCGCGGCGCCTTGCGGTTGCGCCGGTTTGCCCGCGGGCATCGCGTTAGGCGACGGCGAGGTCAGCGGGAACGGCGCGTGTTGCGGTGCACCCGCGGGACCGCCGGGCATCGGCTGTTGCGGCGCGACGTCGATCCCCGCTTGCTCGAGGACGAGTGGCGTGAGCGGATCCTGCCCATTGAGCGACACCGTGACCTTCGGTTGGTCCGGCGGCGGCGCCTGGACGGGCGGCGGCACGGGCAAGCCAAACTGATTCGCGTTGGCGACGATGTGCTGCACGCGATGAAACGTGATTTCCGCTTTGGCGATCGGATCGGTCATCACGAGTTGCCGAATGCGATCGGAGTTCGCCCAAATGTCCAACTGTTCGATGTGGATCGGGTGATTGTTCCACGCTTGGACGACGAGCGGATTGCCCGGCAACGGCTGTGGCGGCGGCTGCGGCTGTCCGGGCATCGGCGTCGGCTCCGGCGGCGGCTGCGACGGTTGCCCCGTCGCCGGATCGAGACGCCCGGCCGCGACCCATCGCTCGTACAGTTCCAGTTCCGTCGCCGCGGCCTTCGTGTGCGCGTCGAGCCCCGGCGCCAAGTCATGCACGCCCATCAGATCGTTGACGCGCGCCTTCGTGGCCGGATCAGTCATGTCGATCGAGCCCATCTGTTGCGCTTGCTGCGCGGCCGCGCGTCGGCCGAGTGACGTTTTCGGCGTCTGTGACCCGTCCTCGATGACGACCGTGATCGCGCCTTGCAGATCCGCGCGCTTGAACGTCAGGTACGAGAACTTGCCCTGATTGCCCTGCACCGTGCGGACGCGCTGTTCGGGCCCATAGACCCGTTCCAGGTCGAGCGCGACGGCGTACCAGTCGCGGTACGCGCGGCCGCGCTGTTTGAACAGGGAGATAAACCCGTTCTGCGACTGTTCGACGAGCAGGTTTAGACCGGAGAAGCTATCGACATTCGGCGGCGCGCCACCCTTCAGAATGTCGCGCGTCTTACTCAGCCGTTCGACGTCGGAGAAGTACTGTTCGCGCAACTGGAAATGCGACTGATTGAGCGGCAACCCCTCGAGCCGTTCCGGTTTCGCGTTCGTGCCCGCCACGACCCCGTACCGCACGATGAGCCCCGGTTCGCCGGTGAACCGCTGAACTTCCGAGCCCTTCGGTTCGAGCCAGATCGGATTCGCCATGCGCTGCATGATGAGTTCGACCATCGAATCGTTGCGGTTGATCGAGTCGTTCTTGGGAATGACCGGATCGAGCGCGCTCTTGCCCCAGATGCGGCCGCCGATTTCTTCGTACGGGTAGTAGATCCACGGCCAGAGCTTGCGTGGCGTTTCTTCGTCCGGCTGAATCGGCGCCGAGTACGGCAGCGGGCCCGGCTGAATGCCGCGGTCGTCGTCGCGGATGATGACCGTCTGCCCGGCGTTACCGCCCGCGAGACGCGCCCAGAGCCCATCGGGGAACTGCGAACAGCGATTGATCCAGAGTTCCGCTTCGATGAGCCCTTCCGCGCGCGTCGGCTGCGCGCCGCCGGGCTGGAACGGCGAAGTGGTCATATCGGTCAGCATCGACAGCGACCGGAACATCATCAGGGACTTTTCCGACGTCGACGATTGGAACCGTAGCTGATTGAAGTACGGCCGCCCCTCGTAGTATTCCTTCGGCCGCCACCGCAACCGAATCAGCCGATCGACGTCGCCCCACCGCTGGAAATGCGTGGGAATCAGAATCTCGAGCGTCGACACGACGTCCGTGCGGCCGCACCCGACGTTCTCGTACTGCCCGATCGCCTTCCCGTTCGGATCCGTCGCCAACTGGAACGCATCGCCCGGCGTTTGCCCATCCTGCGGACACACCCGGATCGTGCCGTCGGAGACGTCGAGCGGATGACACTGGAACCCGCACGTGGGACATTGCAACGCTTGGACGAACACGCGGTAGTTCGGATCGTCGTTGTCCCAGTGCGGATGCAGAAAGACCGTGCCGAGCGTCGGCGCCCAGAAGTCCGCCTCGAAAAACACGCGCTGCATCTTGTGTTCTTCGTAGATGACCGGCTCCATGTCGTCCGCCGTCTGCGCGGCCAACACGTTTTTCGGTTCCTGCCCGTTCGGCTTGACGCGGACGCCCGGCTCGACATTCGACAGCATCGACCGGATCGTCGAAATGGTATCGAACGTGACATTCGTGACCGGCCGCGGAATCCACCGCGCCAGGCGCTTGTCCTGCCATCCGGAACGCGATGTGTAGTGGATCCACTGGCGGCCGTGGCAGTACAGGAGCTTCTGCCACCAACCTTGCTCGAGCAGTTCGCGGCCTTCCGTCGACGCGCGGCGGATGCCGTCGTAAATCTTCCGCAACTGCGCGTCGGCATCGGCGGTGCCCGCCTCGAGCCCGGCGTACAGCGCCTCGGCGTCTGTTTCGTCCTGCCCGCCAGGAACGGGACGCAGATTCGGAAACGCGGGAGACGCGCCAGTCGGGGTGAGGCCGGGTTCTACCACTCCAAGCACGGCGGTCCTCCGCTATCCGGTGAACGAACCGTCGAGATCCGCTTCCCCGCCAGGCGCCAACGACGCCGCCGTGTTACCGTGGCCGCCAAAGCCGCCATCCGAGACGTCGTGCAGCATGTCTTTCTCACGGAGACTCGCCGCCGCGGAATCCCCTACGTCCTGAAACATATCCGGCCCGACACCCAGTTCTGAACTGTGGATCGGTGAGCCCTGCGCGATCTGCGGCACGATCGTCGGCAGCCCGGTAATGCGCTGGCGCATCTGGCCGTTGTCATGCTCGAGTACATTGACGCGCGTGGTGATGTGGTCGTACGCGGCCGAGCGGCGCCCGACTTCTTCGCGCGCGACGGCGAGTTCGCGGAGTAAGGACGCTTCGCGCAGCCGGGCGACGTCGGCGTTGGCGATCACGGTGTCGGTGAGAAACGCGACACGCGCGATCAAGGCGTCATAGTCCGCTTCGCGGACCCGGCGATACCCGAACATACTGGCCTGAGAGGATACGCGCCGACGTTCAGGCTGTCAAAGTGACTTCCGACGCCCGCGGCCCCTTCGGGGCCAGATCGTCGGCGTCGAACGTCACCCGATCGCCTTCGTTGAGCAGATGAAACCCGTCGACGGCCTCGGAACTGTGGAAGAAGTACTCTTTGCCGCTCTCGGCGTCCTTGACGAACCCGAATTTCTTGTCCTTGAGAATGCGCGCCACGATCCCTGTCGCCATCTAAGCCTCCGCCTACGAGAAGAAGTTGCCAACCCCGGCCGCGTCCGCCTGGGGCGTGAATTCGTCGTACACGACGTCGTACGTGTCCGTCACACGCACGAGCCCATCCTTGTCCGCCTCATCCTTCACTTCGTTGCGACGTAACTGGCGCTTGGCGTCGTCGGAGAGCAGCGACATATTACGCTTTTCGTCAGTGATACCGTCAATCTGGCCTGGCGCCGGAAGTTCCGGCCAGAGCATGACCGCGTACCTGAGCGCGTCCGGCAGGTCATCGTCTTTTTTGAACGGTTGCGCGTCCGTCGGAATGCCGCGCTTGGTTTCCTGAAGCTCGGCCCACCGATACTGCCGCAAGTACTTCAGCAGCAGCGGGCACCGCGTCCGCGAAATGAGCATCTGCCCTGACGCCATCCACGCATAGAGCCGCTGAATGCCCGCGTCCACCGCGTTCGGCGCGTTCTGCGCGTAGATGCCGTACTGCGCCAGTTCGATCGCGCCCTGCGCCTGTGACGGGTCGATCCCGTACCGCGGACTGAGCGTGCCGACCTTGATTTTGATTGCCGCGGCATGGACCGCGAACAGCGTTTTCCGTTGCAGGTATTCGTCGACGACGACCAACCCCTTCGGCGTGACGACGACGACCGCCGCGGCGAACGGATGGTCCGTGCCAGGGTCGAGTCCGACGACGCACGGCCGCGACGGATCGACCGCGGGCCACTCCGGAATCCACTTGCGAATCAGATCGTCCGTCGCGTCACAGCGTTCAATCAGATCGCCAAAGATCGTGCCGGTGGGGAACTCGATCGACGCTTCGTACTCGCGTCGGAACAGTTCAGGCGGCATCGTGACGCGCGCCCGTTCGACTTCCTCGGCGTCAATGATCGGATTGTCGACCGTGCGATACGACGTCGCCCAGAAACCGGGCAAGCCCTGTTCGGCGGGCAGCCAGAAATTCTTGTGACACCAATCCTCGCCCCAGTCCGGCGACGACGTGATCCACGCCACGCCCTTGAACTCGGTCAGCGTCGGCATCAGCAGATGCCACGCCAATTCCTGCATCTTGCGGCCTTCGTCGAGCCACGCCCAATGCAATCCGGGCCCGGCCGCGCGGTTCGGATCGTCGAGCGATCGGAACTGACACGTGGCGCCGTTCGGCAGCCGCAGCGTGTAGCGGTCCTCGGACCATTCCGTGAGCGGATGGTCGAACCAGGCTTGCGGCAACTGCGAGAAGAACGCGGGCATCACGTAGTCCTCGAGTTCTGGGTACGACGGCGCGCAGCACCAGCCCATCGAGTTCGGCACGATCATTTCTTCGATCGCGGAGAGCGCGCCGATCCGCGTCTTGCCGCCACGTCGTCCGGCGCGAATAAAGAGCCGACGAAACGGCCGCTTGCCGAATTGCGCGCAGCCGGGACAGTTCGGCCCTTGTTCGATCAGGCTCCACGTCAATCGCTGGCCCACGCTGTCGAGACACGTGCCCGGACACGCGCGCAGCCGCCGTGCGATCAGGAACGACACCTGATACGGGTTGTACTTGAGCTTGACGAGCGGTTGCGGATTCGTGAGACGTGTTCTAGCCACGGGCCGCCCACTCGTTCACGGCGATCTTGCTCAGATGCTTCGGATTGCAGCAGAGCCGATCGATCGCGCAGGGCGCCACGCGTTCCGTCCGGCGAATCGGCCCGAACGTCAAGACGTACGCGATGTGTTGCACAAACGCGGACTTGTCATCGACCATGAATAGCCCGTAGATGCGGCCGGACACCATTTTCTTCTGCCCCTGCCACGGCCAGCAGCGGCGCGACGACTCTTGCATCCGCACGTGGCGCCAGAACCGCTCCTCGAGCGAGAGCTTCGGGCGCATTACTTTTTGACGCCGCGCTTCAGCGGATTAAACAGCGCCCCGGGATTGCCAGGAAGGCCGGTGCTGCCGTGCAGCATCACGTATTTGATGCACGCGCGCGTCAGGTTCGACATGGACACGCGCGGGCGGCCCGGCATCGTCGGAAACATCTTCGCGGAGAGCAGGTCGAGCGCCGCCTTTTCCGTATCGTCGAAATAGAACTTCGCTTCGTTCAACTGCGTCGGCATCAGTACCGCGGTTTCTTGGCGACGGCCGGAGCGCGGGACGCGCCGACGGTGCGATGGCGGGGACTCGCGCGTTCGGGGAGCGCCGACGGCGAGTGCAGGTCACGCGCGGCGAACTGCGCGGCCGTCACCTTCCCCTCCGCGACCATCTGTTCCCAGTGTGTCCGCTGCGCGCGGGATGCAAAGCCTTGATTAGCCATGATCGGGCATCCCCACGATGGACGGTAGCGCCTTCGCGTCGATCGTCAGTCCGTCGTCGAGCTTGCCCATGTCCGCGTGCCCAACGATCGAGCCCGCCTTCACTTCCGGCGGCACGAGCGGCACGCCTTCCATGCTCACGGTCAGCGTCATCACCGTTTGCGTCGACTTCTCCTCGACCGACTTGTGCGTGCGGAACACGCCGCGACCCTCAAGCACCTTCAGCGTGTAGTCCTTGTCGCCGTTTTTCACGCCCTGGATCACGTTGTCGACAGCCAGTGCGACCGCAATGGCGTCGAGCCGATCCATCTGGCCGCTAATAGTGCCGTCCTTGCGGATGACTTCGAGCGCGTGCGACACCTGATGCTTTGTCAGGCCAAGCAAGCGCGCCGATTGGTCGACCGTGAAGCCTTCCATGCGGAGCGCCAGCACGGCGGCCACGACTTTCGCGCGCCGGATCTTGCCGTCGACGGTACGCGTCGAGCGGATGGTCTTAGCAAGGAGTTCGATCGTTTCGTCGGCCGCGTGAATCTGCTGTTCACGGACGAATTCGGAGAACGGGACCGCCAGCGCGGCTGTGACCTGACCGGACTCGAGCCCGGTGACGACCTCCGCGGTCAGATTCGGCGGCGCGATCGGTGCGTCCTTCATGGGATGACCTCGAAGCACGCGGGCCCGGCCGGGAGAAAGGAGTAAAGCCCGGCCGGGCCATACGCGCCGCGCTCAACGGCGCGCTGCGTGATCGGTCTTACTCGGCGGGCGCCGCGGGCGCTTCGCTGCGGCCCTGTTCGACGACGCGCCCCTGACATTCCGTCAACGGCTGCCCTTCGGTCACGTCGTCGTTCGGGCACGCGTCCCGACACGCCTGGCCGAATTCATCGATCGACACCACGCCGTCGCCGGTGTGGCTTCCCCAAACAAGTGTCGTTCCTGCCATGTGATCCCCCTGATGACCGGCGAGTGTAACACGCTCACCGCGGCAGCCGGTCCCGCCAGCCCTTCCGCCGCGTCGGACGCGCCACGGTTTGCGCCTCCGGAAAACAGCGACGACACCGCCGCACGCCGAACTTCGACCCGACGCCTTCCCATCCTTCGCCGTGACAGACGGGACAGGCCGGATCGGCTTTCTTCACCGCCATCACTTAGCCGTTCGCAAGTATTCACAGAAGGCCGCCATGAATGCCGGGTCGTTTGCTTCGTAGAGCGGGAGACGGGCGGCTTGATCTTGCCGGATGTAGCGATCGAGTTCTCCGGCGACCATACGACTCAACACCGCCGACGAAATCACGTCGTTGACATGGAGCGACTGCACGGCCGCCTCCACCATATCGTCGGCGTGTTTCTTCCAATCGACCGTCACCGCAATGTCCATCGGCCGGTGCAGAGCCATCGCAGTCGCGTCCAGAACGTCGTGACCGACGGCATCCGCGCCGACAAGTCATTCCGACTGGCTGTGCGAATGTCGGTACGCGCGGCCTCAATCAGCGCCAGCGTGTCGCGCGCCAACGCCGAGAACTTCGTGTCCGTCGAGAGCGCCGTCAAGCGCGCCGCTTCGGCCTTCGTTTCGACGGCCGTGACGCGCACGCCGAGCCCGTGGATCTGGGTCTGGACACTCATGACTTCAGTAGCGCCGCAAATTGCTCATCGAGCCGCGTCAGGTCGTCCGTGGTCTGCCCACGTTCCTGCACGAGTCGATCGTAGATTTTCAAGTGCGTGTTCAGTTCCGCAAGATTCGACGTCCGGAACTGCGTGACGGCGCGCATGGTCCGCACGATGTTCAACACCTGACGGTCCCATTCCGTTAGGAACGTCGCGCCAGGCGGCAACGGCGGCGCCACCGGCGTCGGCGGCATGAACCCCATCGGCGTCGGAATTGGATCCGGACGCGGCAGCGGCGGCCGCGACAACGGCGTCTTCAGCATGCGGGCATCTTCCAACGTCATCCACCCGTGACCGGACACCCACACCATCCCCGCGCCTGGCGCCGTCGTGCCCGACTGCGGTGACGTCTCCACCCATTCCGCACCCGTCGGATACATCTTCCGGAATTCGTCGGCGCTCATCGTCGGTGTCGGACCTGCCGGACGGTCACACCCGGCTTCGTAGACCTCGCGGTCCTCGGCCTTCACCGCCGCCTGGCCGCGCTCGTCAATCTCGCGCTTCACGGCCCGCCGAAACGCCGATTCCTCAGACTCGAACGCCGTGGTCTCACCCGCGGGCGGCCCGAACTCACGCCGATCGCGCGCCGCCTGAATCTCGAGCATCCGATCAATCTCCGCGACGAGCGCCATCAGCGGGCGGGCGAACCGATCGGCGGCCGGTGGGCGAAGGTGTCGCCGGAGGAGTTGCGGACGGAGCGGGCGGCGCCCCTGGCCCCGTCATTACCGCGTCCGCCGCGCGCTGTTGAAATACCGTGCCATCTGCCGCTCGAGTACCTTGACCCGCTTCAACAGCACCATGCACGTCAACCGCAGCCCCACCCCCTGCGCC